GAAGAGAAGATCTCGAACCGTAAGGCTCAATCGTCACCCGAGCGCAAGATCAGCGGCACCGCCCGCCCGTCTGGCGCGGTTGACAGCACCCTAGACCGCCTGCGGTCTGAAGCAGAAAAGACTGGCGACTATTCCAAGGTTTTCCAGTATAAGAAGCAGAAGGCCAAGGGCTAAACCCCCACATGAAGGACCACGGAAATGGCTAACGCTTTTTCAAAAGAAGAACGAGTTGCCTTCGAGAACATCCTCGAAGGCTTCAACGATGCGCTGGTAATGTCGCGCAACGTGTCGGTGTACAACACCGACGGCTCGATGATGGAACGCACCAACGACGTGATCTGGCGTCCGCAGCCCTACATTGCGACCTCGATCAACGGCGCACCGCGCACCGACATCTCGTCCAGCTTCATTGACTTCACGCAGCTTGCTGTCCCGGCAACTCTCGGTTTCAACAAGACCGTGCCGTTTGCTCTGGACGCCAAAGAACTGCGCGATCAGTTGCAGGAAGGCCGCCTTGGTGACAGTGCGAAGCAGAAACTTGCTTCGGACATCAACGTCGCCATCATGAACGTGGCTGCTGCTCAGTCCACCCTCGTCGTGACCCGTTCGGCCTCTGCCGGCGGCTATTCGGATGTGGCTGAATGCGACGCTGTGTTCAACGAGCAGGGCGTTCAGATGTTCGACCGTTATCTGGCGCTGTCTTCGCGCTCTTATAACGGCATGGCGTCGGATCTCGCTGGCCGTCAGACCATGACGGGCAAGCCGACCACCGCCTATGAGCGTTCGTTCGTCGGTGAGGTTGCTGGCTTCCAGACCTACAAGATGGACTATGCCAACCGCATCGCGGCCAACACCACCCCGGTCGGCGACATCGACATCAACGGTGCCAACCAGTACTACACCCCGGCTGCGACCTCGACCGCAGGCACGGGTGAAACCGCCAACGTGGACAACCGCTTCCAGTCGCTCAACGTCACCTTGGCAGCCGGTGCTGTCCTGCGTGTCGGCGATGCGTTCAAGATCGCGGGCGTCAACGCTGTGCATCACATCACCAAGGGCGACACTGGCCAGGCCAAGACGTTCCGCGTGATCTCGATCACCTCGGGCGGCGGCACTGCCGGCAACAACACCATCGTCATCTCCCCGCCGATCATCTCGGCTGGTGGTTCGACCGATGCTGAATTGCAGTACAAGAACGTCACTGCAACCCCGGCTGACAACGCTGTCATCACCATCCTGAACGTCGATGCCGCTGACATCAACTGCTTCTGGCAGAAAGACGCTCTGGAAATCCTGCCGGGCCGTTACGCAATCCCCGCTAACGCTGGCGTGGAAATCATGCGTGGCACCACCGATCAGGGCATCGAACTGGTGATGCAGAAGTTCTACGACATCAACACCGCCGTCACGAAGTATCGTATGGATACCTTCTTCGGCGTTGTGAACAAGCAGCCCGAAATGTCGGGCATCTTGCTCTTCAATCAGGTTCCCTGATTGTGATCTTTGGGGGCGGGGAAACTCGCCCCCTTCAACCTTCTAGGGGTCTAATGCCATGCCGCTGAAAAAAGGTTACAGCCGCACGTCCATCGGTGAGAATATCAAGATGGAGGAGAAGTCTGGCAAACCGCGCAAGCAGGCCATCGCCATCGCATTGAACACCGCACGCACCGCAGCCATGAAAGCCGGCAAGCCCGGCAAAGCACCGAAGGGGAAGAAATAATGCCGGGTGGTCTTTACGCAAACATCGCAGCCAAAAAGGCGCGCATCAAGGCCGGATCTGGCGAGAAGATGCGCAAGCCTGGCACCAAGGGTGCGCCGACCGCAGCCGCATTCAGGGCATCGGCCAAGACAGCCAAGAAGGGCAAAAAATGACGACCATGCTTTACAAATCTCCCGGTGCGTTCAAGCGGAGCGCGACCGAGACGTTTGACCTGTGCATCGTGGAAGATGACGAGATTGAAGCCCACATCAAGGCTGGCTGGCACTTCACCGTGCGCGAGGCTATTGAGGCCGCGAGCGGTGCTGTGCAAGATCCCGAACCCGAGGCTAAGGCTAAACCAAAGCGTGGCCACACGCGCAAATCTGAGGCTCTGTGATGGCATACACCAAGCGCGACATCGTGAACCGGGCATTCGAAGAAATCGGCCTCGCTGGCTATGTCTTTGACTTAGCCCCGCAGCAGTTGGAAGGTGCCTTGCAGCGCCTCGACGCGATGATGGCAACGTGGAACGGCAAGGGCATCCGCCTGCGCTATCCTCTGCCGTCGTCCAACGCTGCCAGCGATCTGGATCAGATCATCGGCGTTCCCGATGACGCGCTTGAAGCCATGCACCTCAATCTGGCCGTGCGCATCGCGCCGGGTTATGGTAAGACAGTTTCACCAGACACGAAGGCCAACGCTCAGATGTCCTACAAGGCGCTGCTGTCCAGATCGACCTTCCCGACCGAAATGCAGCTTGGCGATATGACGATCCCGAGCGGCCAGGGCAACAAGGGCTGGCGCTATTACAACGACGCATTCCTGCGTCAACCAATTGACCCGCTGACGGTTGGCCCGGACAGCGCATTGACATGGGAATGACGCGATGACCAACATCAATCAGCTTTCTTCGCTTGACACGATCCAGCTTGGCGATCTCCTCGCCGTCTGGGCCACGAATAACGGCGACACGCGCAAGGCCTCGATCAGCCTGCTGCTGACTTTCATGCAGGACAACCTGACGCTGCCAGGTTCGCTGACGACGCAGTATGCCGCACCCAGCGCCACGGGCTTTTCTGTGACTGTAGCTGCGGGCGACACTTGGCTGTTGCTGACGCCGACCGCCACCTTCGCGGCTGGCACCATCGTGCTGCCCTCGGCGCCGACCGACAAGCAGGAGGTGAGCGTCAACTGCACGCAGATCGTTTCCGCGCTGACGGTCTCGGGCGCAGGCAAGACAGTCACCGGCGCGCCGACCACCTTGGCCGCTGCCAACGCCTTCTTCACCATGCGGTTTGATGCCGCCACCAACGCCTGGTACCGGGTCGGCTAATGCAGATCGGCATCATCAACGGGATCTACACGGATGGCTCGCCCGATTTTCGGACGAGCTATCCTGTCAACCTTGTGCCTGTGCCGAAAGCCACGGGCATCTCGGAGGGCTATCTTCGCCCCGGTGATGGCATTGTGAAGACTGGTGACGGGCCTGGGGCTAACCGTGGCGGCCTGAATTGGAACGGCGTGCTTTACCGCGTGATGGGGACCAAGCTGGTGACTGTCGCGCAGAACGGCACCGTGACCGTGATCGGGGATGTCGGCAGCGGTGGCCGCGTCACGTTCACCTACAGTTTCGATTATCTGGCCGTGGCATCGGGCGGGCGCCTGTATCTCTATGATGGCACGACGCTGGCCCAAGTGACTGACCCGGATCTTGGCACGGCTCTGACCGTGGTTTGGGTCGATGGTTACTTCATGACGACCGACGGCGAGTTCCTCGTCATCACCGAATTGAACAACCCCTTCGCCGTCGATCCCCTGAAGTATGGATCTTCGGAAGCCGATCCTGACCCGGTGACGGGCCTGCTAAAACTGCGCAACGAGATCTACGCGCTGAACCGCCACACCATCGAGGTGTTCGACAACACCGGCACGGCTGGATTTCCGTTCCAGCGCATTCCTGGCGCCCAAATCCAGAAGGGGACGCTTGGCACGCACACCTGCTGCGTCTTTGGCGAGAACATTGCCTTCATGGGCAGTGGCACCAACGAGAACATCTCAATCTATATCGGCGCCAACGGCACGGCGCAGAAGGTCGCCACGCGCGAGATTGAGGAAATCCTTGCGGGCTATACCGAAGCACAGCTTTCCACCTCGTTCATGCAGGAGCGCACCGAGGGCGGCCACCAGTTCCTTGACATCCACCTGCCAGACCAAACCATCGTGTTCGATGCCGCAGGATCGCAGGCTGTCGGCCAGCCTGTCTGGTTCTTCTTGCGCACGTCGGTTGTCGGTCTCGGCCAGTGGGCTGTCAGTGATGCGATCTGGGCCTATGATCGGTGGAACGTAGGCAAGCCTGACGACACCGACGTGGGCTATCTGGACAAGAGCATTGCGACGCACTGGGGCGAGACAATCGGCTGGGAGTTCGGCACGATCATCGTTTACAACGAAAGCCGTGGGGCGATCTTCCATGACATGGAGTTGGTGTCGCTGACGGGCCGCGTGCAGCCTGGCGCCGATCCGACCGTGTGGACATCCTACTCGGTCGATGGCCTGACCTACAGCGTTGAGAAGCCTGCGCGCGTGGGCAAGCTGGGCGAATACAACAAGCGGGTAGTCTGGCTTCAGCAGGGCCACATGCGCAATTGGCGCTTGCAGAAGTTCCGTGGCACCAGCGAGGCGCAACTTGCGATGGCACGGCTGGAGGCGCGGGTCGAACCGCTGGCATTCTGATGGCAGATGATAAGAAAAAACATCTGATTGCGGGTTTCCTCATCGCCTTGGCGACGTTTGCGGTCTTTATGCTTTTCGCGCCGCATTCGGCTGGATATTCGGCGTTTTGCGCGGCAGCGCTGGCTGGTGCGCTTAAAGAAGCGCGTGACGCAACGGGCCGTGGCCATGTTGAGTTTCTTGATTTCGTGGCCACAGCAGCCGGCGGTTTGCCGTTCTTAATCTGGGGGCTCTATGGCTGACCCAACCCCCCTTAATCGAAATCAGATCGCCCGCTTCGTCGGGAATGACCCGGACGCGATCCGGGCGATTGAGCGTTTGTTTGTGGTGGCTGGCCAGTTGACGCCTGCCGATATCGCCACGCTGACGCAGTTGATTGTTGATACTGGCTATGCCGCCGGGGTGGCCGACAACAAGGCCGAGATAGCGCCATTCCAAAGCCCCAAGATTGATTACATTGATTTCAATGCTGCGCCGCCGCACGTCTCGCGCATTCGTCGCTTGGCTTGGAACGACGACAACCAGACGCTTGATCTGGGAATGGAATACGACGTGGTGCAGCAGATCGGTTTGGAGTATTACGCTCGCGTCGAAAACATGACGGGCGTGACGATCCCCAACGGCACGGTGGTTGGGTTTGCCGGCGTTGGTGCAAACAACGTGCTTTCGGTCACGCCCTATCTGGCCGATGGCACGCTGTCGTCGCTCTACATTCTTGGCGTGCTGACGCATGATCTGCCCGACAGCGGCGAGGTGGGATATTGCACCACTTGGGGCCATGTGCGCGGGATCGACACCAGTGCGTTCTCGGTCGGTGACATTCTGTATGCCAGCCCCACGGTGGCCGGCGCCTTCACCGCGACGAAACCGACCGCGCCCGACAACGTGATCCCGGTTGCGGCTGTTTTGGCAGCCGACGCGGTAAACGGCGAAATATTCGTGCGCCCGACCATAGAGCAGCAGCAATATTATGGCGAGTTCAGCAAGACTGGGACGGTATCGCCTGCCGTGGTCAACACATCTTATGCGGTGACATGGGATAACGTTGAGATAGCCAACGGCATCAGCATCGTTTCTGGAACGCAACTCACCGTGGTTGACTCTGGCCTGTATCAGTTTGATCTGACTTTGCAGCTTTCAAGCGGAAGCAGCAGCGCCAAAACGGTTCGCTTCTGGTATAAGAAGAACGGGACAAACGTACCAAACTCAACGCGCATAATTACGCTAGACATCAACAACGGTTATTCGCCCATTTCAATGGCTGACTTCTTCAGCCTTGCCGCTGGTGAATATATTGAGTTGTGGTGGCAGTCTGACGATACCAACGTATCTCTGGCCACTGTTGCGGCTGGTGGTACGGCGCCGAATGATTACCCTGCCGCGCCTGCCGCATTGATTGCGGTGACGCAGGTTCAGCAATAAGGAGGCCAGCATGGCAGCCACACCAAAGGTCCTGATCCCGCCGAAGCAGGCGGAAAGCACGCAGACGGCGCAATACACCGCGACGGCTGTGAAGGCGATCATTGACAAGTTCACGGTGACGAACACCAGCGCCAACAATGCCTCAATCTCGGTCAACCTTGTGCGCGTCACCACGTCAGCAGGGGCCGACAATCTTATCATCGACGCCCGCGTCATTGCGCCGGATGAAACCTACACCTGCCCGGAACTGATTGGCCATGTGCTAGAGGCGGGTGACTTTATCTCGACGTTGGCCAGCGCTGCCACGTCGCTCACAATTCGCTGCTCAGGCCGGGAGGTATCGTAATGGACGAGATGATGATGGAGTTTGGTCTGCCGAAGATGAAGATCTCCAGCGCAGCCGAAAACAAGAAGAACAAGCAGGTGGCGATTGATAGCTGGCAGTTCGGCCCGGCCAATCCGTCGCTTGACCCGAAGGCGAACAAGCCGTTCTGGGCTGGGCTGGCGAAAGCCTGGGACATGAACGAGAAGGAAGCCCGCCGTCGCATGTGCCTGAACTGCGAATACTTCTGCGTTGACCCGATGATGCAGGCCATGATGGAAAGCATCCCGGTGACGGACTATGACGCCTCGGGCGGCGGTCGCGGCTATTGCAAGAAGTTTGATTTCGTCTGTTCCGCCCTGCGCGCATGCCAGGCGCATGAAGGAGACGACTAATGGATTACCGCGAAATGGCCCGCATGATCGCCATCGAAGAGGGCGTTGACCCCGATCTGTTTACGCGATTGGTCGAGGCTGAAAGCAGCTTCAACCAAGACGCCAGATCCTCTGCCGGCGCGATTGGCTTTGCCCAATTGATGCCAGGAACGGCTGCCGATCTCGGCGTTGATCCGTACGATGACGAGGACAATTTGCGGGGCGGTGCGCGGTATCTTCGCCAGCAGCTTGACACGTTTGGAGACACGAACCTGGCCTTGGCCGCCTACAATGCTGGCCCCGGCAACGTGCGCAAATACGGCGGCATCCCTCCGTTTGAAGAAACGCAGAACTATGTCGCCAAGATCATGGGCGGGTACGGTGGCCAAGGCACAACGCCCACGCAATCCCGTTTTCGCCCGATGCCGGGTGGCGCCGAGGAAAGCGATTTCGCGCGTGGATACCAACCTTCAACCCGTATGGCTGATCTTTACGGGGAACCCGTCGATCCGCTTTCCCTGTATAATCCCTATGCCATCCTTGAAAGGTTCCGTTTGCAATGACGAGCCTTGCCCGAAAAACCGATTTCTGCGATAATGCGGACGCTGAGACTTTGGCCCACCAGCAGGCAAGATCCAAAGAGGGTTGCCCGGTGCTGGTTCGCCAAGCTGAAAAATCAGACAAGGCAGGCGTGATTGAGCAGGCGCGGGCGTTCTTCGCTGCGTCTCCGATGGGCCAGCGTGTTGATTTCGATGAAGCTGGCTTTGGCGCGTTTCTGGATCACGTTGACGCTTCTGACGCAGCGCAGGTTTGGGTGGCTGAAAAGGGCGGCGACGTGGTTGGCATTGCGGGCGCAATGGCATTCCCGCTTTATTTCGCGCCCAGCGTGACTGTCGCGCAGGAATTGTTTTGGTGGGTCGATCCGGCAGAGCGCGGATCTAGCGCCGGCAAGCAGATGATGTTTGCAATCGAGGGCTGGGCCGAGCAGATCGGTGCCAGCCAGTTGTTTATGATCGCGCTTGAAAACGAGCGAGCGGGAACGATGGAGCGCGTTTATTCCCGCAGCGGCTTTATGCCGATCGAGCGCACATTCACGAAGGAAATCCGTCATGGCCATTAGCACAGGTCTTGCCCTGCTTGGCGGCTCTCTTCTGAGCGCCGGTGTGCAGTCCAGCGCAGCACGCAGGGGCGCAGCCGCACAAACCGCGTCAGCGCAGGCTGGCATTGAAGAACAGCGCCGCCAGTTCGACGCGGTGCGAGAGCTTCTTGCACCGTTTGTCACGGGTGGCACGACGGCTTTTGGCCAGCAGATGGCGCTGACAGGCGCGGCTGGTGCGGATGCCCAGCGTGCGGCCCTGCAAGCCATTGAGCAAGGCCCAGAGTTTGCCGCGCTGGCGCAGCAGGGTGAGACCGCGATCTTGCAGAATGCCGCTGCCACGGGCGGCCTGCGTGGTGGCAACGTGCAGGGCGCGCTGGCCCAGTTCCGCCCGCAGATCCTGTCTGGTCTGATCGAACAGCAATACAGCCGCCTTGGCGGCCTTGCATCGGCTGGTCAGAACGCAGCGGCTGGCGTCGGCACTGCTGGCATGCAGACTGGTCAGAACATCTCTAGCTTGATGCAGCAGCAGGGCGCGGCACAGGCTGGCGCTGCTTTGGCGCAAGGGCAAGCCTTTGGCAATCTGCTAAGCGGCGCTGGCATGGCCATCGGTCGCGGCATGGCTTATCAAGGCTATACACCGCAAGGCGCCAGCGCACCGCTGACCTTCGGGCAGGGCATGTTCTACGGCGGAGGGGCGTTCTAATGGAACCCATCAACTACATGTTGGACGTGCAGAACCCCATTGAGGCGGCCATGCGCGGCTATGGACTTGGGCGGGCTGACATCGAGCAGCGCCAGGCTATGGACATGCGCGCTGCCGCAGAGGCCCGTGCTGCTTCCGAGTTTGAGATGCGGCGCGCCGAGGCAGAGCGCCAGCGTGCGCAGGCCGAGGCCATGCAGGCACAGCTTGCTGGCCTGCGTGACATGGCGATCAGTGGCACGCTGACGACTGATGCGCTGAACCAGTTTGCGCTGAACAACGCATCAACCTTTGGCGAGTTCCAGAGTGCGTTTGAGGCAATGGAAGCCCCGCGCCGTGAGGCTGACACGCAATTCGGCATCCAGCTTTCGACCAGCCTTCTGGGCGGCAAGCCCGAGGTGGCCTTGGCCATGCTGGACGAGCGCATCGCAGCCGCAGAGAACGCAGGAGACGCGCAGGAAGCCGCTGCCCTGCGTGCCAACCGCAAGCTGGTAGAGATCGACCCGCAGGGCCAAGGCGTGGCCACGCTGGCGCTGTTGACGGCTTCAGGCGCGCTGCCTCCTAGCGTCATGGACGCGATCATCAAGGAGACCGGGCAGGGCAATGTTACGGCAGAAGGAGCATCTCCTCTCGGCAAGATCGCACAAGACGTTGAGGCTGGCTTAATCCCGAAGAGCGTGCTTGATGCAGCGATCCGCGTTGACGAAAAAGCATCTGAGGAAGGCTTGACGCTTCAGCAAAAGGTGGCGGAAGAAGCCCGCCTGCGTGGCGAATATGCGAAGCGCACGGAAGATCTTTCCGCTGCGGAACGTAATTTCTCTGTTATCCAGACTTCGGCGGCAGATCAAAGCGGCGCTGGCGACATCGCGCTTGTCACGTCGTTCATGAAAATGCTGGACCCTGGATCAGTGGTGCGTGAAACCGAATTTGCAACTGCTGCAAATGCTGGCGGTCTGCTCGCAACGCTATCTGCACTTCCCAACAAAATTGAAAAAGGGGAGTTCCTTACGCCTCAACAAAGAGCTGATTTCCAGCGGCTTGCAGGGCGATATCTTGATGCGGCCAAGGCGCAAGAGGGTCAGGTGCAGGCAAGCTATCAGCAGATCGTTGACAACTATGGCCTTGATCCTGTCAACGTGTTTGGCGCGCGTGCTGCGACCGCACCAATTACTGGTGGGCAAGCGGGGTCTGCCGCTGCCGACGCCGACGCAAAGGCCACGTTTATGTCAAACCCGGCTGTCGCTGCGCTGGCACCTGGGGTTCAAGAAATGGCTTGGGAAATCTATCAGAAGCAGACGGGGCAGTAATGGCAGATCTAGACCCAATCGCGCTTGCTGCTGCAATTGCCGAAGCGACGGCTCAATCCAAGGCGCAAGAACCCCAAGGCAAGACCGCCGATCTGGAGCGCCAACTCGGGCTGACGGCTCGTTACGGCGCGCAAGGTTTGGCTGGCGTTGCTGGTATTGCATATGACCCGATTGCTGCGGTGCAGAACTACCTGTTCGGAACCGAGACGCAGCCGCTGCGAGAGCAGGTCAAGCGTGCGCTGACCGATCTTGGCGTGCCTGAGCCTGAGACGGCCACCGAGCGTGTGATTGGCGCCATCAGCGAAGGTGCTGTGGGTGCTGGCGGTCAGGCCGCTATGGCACGCGGTGCAGAGCGCATATTGACCACTGGAGCGCAGCGTATCGCTGGCCAGCTTGCAGCTCAACCCGGCGCGCAGGCTGCCGCTGGTGGCGGCGGCGGCGGTGCGGCACAGATTGTTGCAGAAGCTGGTGGCGGCCCTGGCGCGCAGCTTGCGGCTGGTCTGGCTGGCGGTGTCGCTGGCGGGCGTGCCGCTGGCGTGAGAATGGAAGCACCATCGGCTGCATTGCCTGCTGCCGTGCGTGAGGCTGAAGATGCCGGTGTTCGTGTGATGACCACCGATGTGGTCAAGCCGACGACATTCGCCGGAAAATGGCTGCAACGCAGCGGTGAGATGATCCCCTACGCCGGCACGGGTGGCGTGCGTGCTGCACAACAGCAAGAGCGCATTGACGCATCTGTTGACCTTCTGCGAAACTATGGCGTCACCGAAGCGTCAGCCGCAGACAACACCATCATCTCAAACGTGGCGAAGGATCTTCTGGCCCGTCGCGGCGAGAACCTGACCAAATACACCGGCATGAAGACCGAGGTGATTGAGCGCCTGTCTCAGCCGAATAGCACTGTTCCAGTGGCAAAATCTGTCGCGAAGATTGACGAAGAAATCGCGCGCCTGAACAAGATCAGCCCGACGCAGTTCAAGCCCGTGGTCGATCGGTTGATGACTTGGCGTGACGACCTGACCGGCACCCGCGAGGTCGCGCTTCCAAACGGCCAGACGCAGACAGTCGTCCAAGGTCAGCCTCTGGCGACTATCGAGGTTCTGCGCAAGCAGATCGGCGAGGCGTTCACTGATCCAAGCCTGGCCGCTGTCCGCAGCGAAGGCGAAAAGGTTCTCAGCCGCATTTATGCGCCGCTGCGCGAGGACATGGCAGACTACATCAAGGCCAACGGCCAGCGCCGTGATTTCGACAAGTGGAACATCGCCAACAAGCAGCTTGCCAGCATGGCGGGTGAACTTGAACTTGGCGCGATGAAGGCCGCATTAGCCAAGGGTGACACGTCGCCTGAAGTCATCCGCACGATGCTGTTCTCGGCCAAGCCAAGCGACATCAAGGCGCTTTATCGCGGCCTGTCCGCTGAAGGCAAGCGCAACGCCCGCACGGCTGTTTTGCAGGAAGCCTTTAATAAGGTCGGCGGCAACTTTGAGAACCTAAGCCCAGATCAATTCAAGCGTCAGTTGATCCGTCTTGGATCTCCTATCGGCGTGTTTTTCTCTGGGCAGGACCTGAAGGCCGTCGAGGGGCTGACCCGCGCGCTGAAGATGACCGAGCAAGCTGGGCGCGCTGGCGTCTCGCCACCAACTGGCGTGCAGGCTC